TCCTTAATAAACTTCAATTCTTCAAATGTAACTGCACCCTGATTGGCAAACGATTTCTTGGATAACTCTTTCAACGTTTTAGATGGATTTGGAATAATTGGAGGTCCTCTCTCGTCAATTTGGGTGGGAACTACTAATGGTTCATCAAGGGTTTTAATTACTTCTACCAAGTTTTTCATTTTCTCATTATTGTTCACATGGAATATTGATGGTACATTTTTAGTTTTCCCGCTAACGAACGGTTTCTCAATATCACCCGAATTATAGACTAATCTTACACCGGAAAAATTTTCTTTTGGCGTTGTATCAATATTAACGTCCAAAGGGTGACAAGCAAACATGTCCTGTCTGATCATGTCAGCGACATTAGCCGATGGGATGACACAAAAACCTTGCTTGCCATCACCGGCAGCGTGTATCGCAATAATATGACCATGAGAATTCAATATGAATGACCCGCATAATCCGCTACCTTCTATAGGTGTAAGTAAACCTGTATTCTCGGGATGTTTATAAGTCACATTGTCATAACCAGTGTACTCAACAGCTATTTCATTAGTAAATACGTTTTTATGAAACAATAAGTCCAAGCGACCTAATGAAGAATGCATTTGAATAACTGGGGTTACTTCCCTAGATTTAAATAAAGGAGTAGCTTTTGGATAAAATGGATGGAAATTCTTAAATTTACATACTCTAATATCACAACTGGCATAATCTGATATAGTAAAGAATTCAATATTTTCGACCTCAGCATGCTTATTTTGAAAATGCTCATAGGAGTTATACACGGTAATTATGCCTCTAGGAATACCTATGTGGCTATTGACCAAAAATCTATCGCCGGAAACGATTATATGGGTATAATGTTCAGTGTTAACTCCATCCTTAACCACAGCAAATTTAACATGTTTACGAGTGGTTGTATCTACATGAGTTTGGGGCATGAAAAAATGTTGTTGTTGGTGTTTGATCCAAAGATCTCGCATGTCATATTTGGGGGTTGGTGATTCACCACACCACGCCGTAAATAAACAACCTACAATAGCTGCGGCATAAATACCTAAATACGCGACTGAAACTTTTGTGGCGAAATCCATATTGGACCACATATGTGGTATTCCCGAAATAATTAATTTCAAATAGGCGAAATTATTAACTACGTAATCATGATGCTTTGCACCCAAGTTGTGCTTAATTGCATCAAAATAAAATTGTGATCGCGGATCCGAATAGATATTTTCCACTTGATGATAAAAACTATCAGGATCGTCGTAATGTTGATTAGCTAAGTTTATAATTGTGAAAAGAAGCGTGGATTCGTC